TGATGAAGATTTTTCATTAGTCGTTGATAAGGCTAACTATTTTGCCTTTAAGATCGACGATATTGAAGAAGCTCACTCACATGTTAATTTCATGGACATGGCAACTAACCGGGCAGCTTTCCGTTTAGCTGATCAACATGACCAAGAAGTTCTAGGTTACCTATCTGGTTTTAAACAGTCTGCTTTACACACAAATGCAGACACTGTTAATGATCAGGTTAATGGTAGTGTAGCAGTAGCAACTGCAGGTACAGATGAATTGTTGACTTCTATGAAGCTCCGCAAAGACTCATTTGGTAATATTACAACTAGCTCTGCTGGCGATCATTCGATCCCACTAGCTGCTCGTTTACCCGGTGCAACAGCACTTTCAACAGGGGTAGCTTCACCAGCAATGGTTGTGGCTCGTATGGCTCGTCTTCTTGATCAACAGCAAGTTGATAAAGCTGGACGGTGGATTGTTGTTGATCCAGTATTCATGGAAATTCTACGTGATGAAGACTCTCGTCTTTTTAACGCAGACTTCGGTGAATCAGGTGGACTACGTAATGGTCTTACTTTGAATAACTTCCACGGCTTCCGTGTATATTCTTCAAGTAATCTTCCAGCAGTAGGCACTGGCCCCGGCACTACAGGTTCAGCTAACCAGAATACTGATTTTGGTGTTATAGTTGCTGGACATGATTCTGCTATTGCAACTGCAGAGCAGATCAACAAGACAGAAACATATCGTGACCCTGACAGCTTTGCTGACATTGTTCGTGGTATGCATCTATACGGTAGGAAGATTCTTCGTCCAGAAGCAATCGTCACTGCCAAGTATAACGCAGCATAGAGGGGGATATAAACTATGGCTACTTATTCATCTAGTTTACAACTAGCCCACCGACCAACTGCACCAGCACCTTACTTGTTAAGTAATACTATTGACATTGCTGTGGAAAATACGAATAATGCAGCAGCATTAGCTGCTAACGATATTCTACAAATCTTCACATTGCCAAAAGATACACTTATCATGGCTGCTGGTTTTGAGGTCGAAGCTCTACTAACTGGCGAATCAAACGATACAACATTTAACCTTGGTATTACTACTGCCTCTACTGGTGGTATTGCTGCTGATGTTGATGAGTTTGTTGCAGCAATGGATACCGATGCTATGGCAGTAGGTTCCTATGCTACTATGATCCCCAGTGTTTATCCAGCTGTTGTAGGTTCAACTACAACTACTTTGGATTTGGAACTTCAAGCAGCATCTACTGCACCTACAGGCGGTAAAATCCGTGTGTGGTGTGTGTTGATGAATATTGATAATCCGGGGCTTTACAGTGCTAATGAAGTTGACCGTGATCGGTTAGCTTAAAAATTAAGGGGCTGGGAAACTAGCCCCTTTAATTAATTAAAAGGGTTAAAAAATGGCTACGTATATTACGTTAGTAAATCAATTACTTCGTAGAATTAATGAAACCGAACTAGATGCAACTGGTGACGGTTTTGCTAATGTACGTAACTTACAAGCTTTATCTAAAGATGCTATTAATTCTAGCATTAGAGAAATTTTACAAGTGTCTCAAGAATGGCCTTTTATTCTTGTTACTAACACTCAGACATTAACAGTAGGTTCAGGATCATATTCTTTTCCTGCAGATTTTTCTAAGATTGATTGGGATACATTTTATATTAAACGTGATGCAACAGTATTAAATGAGCCTATGAGATTGCCTGTAATATCTTACAAAGATTATCTTAAAACGTATCGTCCTGCAGAAGATGTAGGTGGTGAAACAGCTAGGGCTGTACCACAAAGAGTGTATCAAACACAAGAAGCTAAGTTTGGTATCACTCCTTTACCAAATAATACTTATCAAATAGAATATCGTTATTGGTCTTTTCCTGCAGACCTATCAGCTTTTGATGATACTTGTGTTGTACCTGATAGGTTTAACACTGTAGTTATTGATGGGGCTATGATGTATATTATGAGATTCCGTTCTAATGATCAGAGTGGACAAATACATGAACAAAAATTTAAAGATGGTATTAATAACATGAGAAGACTTTTACTTGATTCTCATTTACAAGTAACATCTACAGTAACAGGGCAACACTTTAATACAAGTTCTGGTACTCGTTAATGGCAGACCAATTATCTACATTTGCTACACCTTGTGGTGGTGGGTTATTTAACAACCTTGATCCTATTACACATGGTAGAGATTTTGCTGGATCAGCTTACAGGATGATTAACTATGAACCTGCCCTTGAGGGTGGGTATCGTCGTATTAGTGGCTTTACAAAAGCTTATGGTGAGCTAACAGGTGACTCTACTAATAACGTACCTGTGTTAGGTGTACACGTATCTGCTGACGTACAGCAAGGTATATTTGGTGCAAGAAAACCTGCAAGTGGTAATAATCATTTACACTGGTACAATCACTACTATACTGTTGCTGTAACTAATGGAACAGGAACTAACCTTACAGTAGGTGAAACTATTACAGGTGTAACTAGTTCAGGAGATAACACTGCTGTTGCCCCTACAGCTACTGTAATATCTACTGCAGCAAACAGTGTAGTTTTAAATTTTGGTAAATTACCTACTGCTGTATTTGCTACAGGAAATGTTATTACAGGTGGTACATCTAGTGCATCCACAACAGTAACGGCTACACCAGTAGTAATAGCTTGGACAGAAATAACTTCTGATGTTATTGCTAATGATCCTGATGGTGTATGTGCTACTCAAACAACTAGTGGTGCAGCTAACCTAGTTATTAATGGTGCATTACATTCTTCCAACACAATAAATTTTACAACATCTGCTGCAGAACAACCTAGAAAGGTTACTATTTTTTCTGCTGGTGGAGATGAATCAGGAATAACTTTTGGTGTTGTTGGTACTGACTATCTAGGTCAAGCTAGTGTAGAAATTATTACAGGGCCAGCAGCTAATGCTACTGTAACAAGTACAAAGTTTTTTAATACAGTTACACAAATAGCAACTAGTGGTGCAGTTACAGGTAACATTACAGTAGGCTCTGGTGCAGGTCAGTATAGACCAACTGCACCTACAATGGTTGGTGTAAGTCAAGTAAGATTTGAAAATTTTAATTGGGGTGCTCCTAAGTTTGCAATGGTTGATGGTATTAACCCTGCAGCTACTTATGATGGTAGTAATTATATACAGATAACAGATAGTAATGCTCCTACTGATCCTACATTAATAGCAGCTTTTAACAACCATTTATTTTTAGCTGGTGATGCGGCAGCACCTTATCATTTACATTTTAGTTCTCCTATTGCAGAAACAGACTTTAGTCCTGCTAATGGTGCAGGTGTAATTAATGTAGGATTTAAAATTGTACAAATAAAAGCTTTTCGTGATCAACTTTTTATATTTGGTGCAAACAATATTAAAAAGTTAGTTGGTGATAATCAAGCTAATTTTGTTTTACAAAACGTAACAAGTAATCTTGGATGTGTTGCACCTGATACTGTAGTAGAATTTAATGGGGAATTAATATTTTTAGCACCTGATGGATTACGTCCTATTTCTGGAACAGATCGTATTGGTGATATTGAGTTGTCTACTTTGTCTAAACCTGTCCAATCTATCTTTGAGGACTTTACAGCTAATGAAGATTTAACTACAATGAAAACTGTTGTAGTAAAAAAGAAATCACAGTTCCGTATGTTTTTTCAAGACCAAGACTCATTAGGTATTATTGGTGGTATTAGACGTAGTGGACAGGGTGGTGCAGGATTTGAGTTTGGACAAATTGTTGGTATTGAAATTAACCAATTAGCTAGTGGATACATTGATGATGAAGAGTTTGTTATACATGGTGATAATGCTGGTTTTGTATATCGTCAAGAAACTGGAACAAACTTTAACGGTAATGATATATTTAGTTTTTTTCAAACCCCTTTTATTTATATGGAAGACCCAGAAGTAAGAAAAAGTATTTTTAATGTAAACACTTATATGAGATCAGAAGGTGTTGTATCTCTTATATTAGGTTTAGAATATGACTATGGCGATCCAAATATTTTATTACCTAATGACTATAACTTTACAACAGAAGGTGCTGCAGCCTACTATGATAATGCAAAGTATGATGCAGCAGAAATTTACGATGGTAATCCCTCACCGATTAGATCAACTAATGTGTCGGGTTCAGGAAAATCAGTATCGGTTAAGTATGTGACGAATGGTACAGACCCCAGCCATACTATTCAAGCTTTCTCAATTACTTACGGTCTAGGAGACAGGAGATAAAATATGGCAGGTTACACTCGTCAGTCTACGGCAGATATTGTTGCTACCTCAGTAGTTCGTGCTGCACCAATAAACTCTGAGTACAATAAACTTAGAGATGCATTTACACACAGCACTAGTGGTACAACAGGTCACAAACATGATGGCTCTTCTGACGAAGGTTCTTATGTACCTCTTATTGCTGACATAGATAAAAAGAATCACATATCTGTAGACCAAACAAATAATAGACATGGTGTATTTGTAGAAGTTTCTTCTAGCCCAGTAGAGCAAGTACGTTTTCAAGATGGTGTTATTGTTCCTGTAACCGATAATGACATTGACTTAGGTACAAGCTCATTAGAGTTTAAAGATTTATTTATTGATGGTACGGCTAAAATAGATACTGTTAGTATAGGCGATAATGATAGAACGGTTATTATTGATAATAGTTATACGGTTAGTTCAGGTGATTTAACAGTAGATGTAGCTGGTGATATTATATTAGATGCAGATGGTGGTGATGTATTTGTTAAAGATGCTGGAACTACTTTTGGCTCACTAACTAATACTAGTGGTAATTTAATTATTAAGTCTGGTACTACTACTGCTGTAACTTTTGCTGGTGCTAATGCAGACTTTGCTGGTACAGTCGATGTAACAGGGGCTGCAACACTTGATAGCACTTTAGCAGTAGCAGGTACTGGAACAGTGACAGGTACACTGACAGCTACTAATAATGCAGTGGTAGGCGGTAACCTAAGTGTAACAGGAAATACAACATTAGGTAATGCTGCTTCAGATACAGTTACTGTAACTGCTGATATAGCTTCCGATCTTATACCTTCTGCTGACAGTACACACAAATTAGGTGACAGTAGTAATTACTGGTCTAATGCATTTATAGATTCTATTACAACTACAGGTGCAGTTACTATTGGTACTACACTGGATATGACCAGTGGTCAAATTAACAACTTAGCTAATCCTAGTGCTAACCAAGATGCTGCTACAAAAGCTTATGTTGATACAGAAGTAGCTGCATTAGTTGACTCAGCACCCGGAGCATTAGATACACTTAACGAACTTGCTGCGGCTATTGGTGATGATGCAGATTTTAGTACTACAATAACAAACAGTATTGCTACTAAGTTACCTCTTGCAGGTGGTACAATGTCTGGTGTTATTGCAATGGGCAGCAACAAAATTACTGGTCTTGCTACACCAACAGCTACAGGAGATGCAGTAAACAAGTCTTATGTTGACACGGTAGTTGGTGAAGCAGATACAGCATCTGCAAGTGCTGCTGCAGCCGTAGCTGCACTAGATAGTTTTGATGATCGTTATTTAGGTGCTAAGTCTTCTGCACCCTCAGTAGATAATGATGGTGATGCTCTTATTACAGGAGCTTTATACTTTAACTCTACTACTAATGTTTTAAATGTAAGAACTTCTGGTGGTGGTTGGACTGCTGCTGGATCAAACGTAAATGGTACAGCTTCAAGAGAAGTTTATATTGTAGGTACTAATTCTACTAGCTCTTCAGGTGTTTCTTATACAGGTTCTTTAACAACTTTTCCTGCAGTGTATGACTCACCTAATGCAGATGTTTATCTTAATGGTGTTAGACTTGTAAACGGTACAGATGTTACTGTAACTTCTGGGACTACTGTTGTATTAGCTGCAGATGCTACTGCAGGAGATACTTTAAACATTGTAGCTTATGGCACATTTACTCTATCTAATCATTATACTAAAACAGAATCAGATAATAAATATGCAACTATAGCCAGCCCAACATTTACAGGCACTGCAACTTTTAGTGACGGAAATATCACAAACGTAGGAAATATTGCACTTGATAGCTTGACAGCAGATGGAAGCACAATTACAATTACAGGTAACACTACTTTTGCTGATGGTTCATTTGATTTTGATATTGCCTCTCATGATACTTCAAATGGTTTAAAGCTTGGTGGTACACTAGTTACAGCTACTGCTGCTGAGTTAAACATTATGGATGGTGTTACAGCAACTGCATCAGAACTTAATATCCTAGATGGTGTTACTGCTACTGCTACTGAACTTAACCTTATAGATGGTGTTACTTCTACTACTGCTGAGTTAAACTTAGTTGATGGGTCTGCTGCAGGTACTATTGTAAATAGTAAAGCTGTTATCTATAGTTCTGGTGGACAAGTAAATGCTACTAGTCTTGCAGTAGGTGGGACAGCTATTACTTCTACTCCTGCAGAGTTAAATATACTTGACGGTAAGTCTTTTGTAGACGAAGATAATATGGCAAGCAACTCTGCTACTGCTATTGCAAGTCAACAAAGTATTAAAGCTTATGTAGATGCACAGACTGAAGCTACCACTGTAGTCGTAACAGATAGCACAGCTAACACAAACTTCCCTGTTGTTTTCCACAATGAATCTAATGGGTTGCTTGACGATACAGGTGCACTACGATACAATCCTAGCACTGGTACTTTGTTAGTACCTAATCTTAGTGTTGCAGGAACAACCACACAAGTTGATACAGTCACAATGGAAGCAGCTAATGCTGTTATCTTTGAGGGTGCTACTGCAGATGCACACGAAACTACACTTACTATTATTGATCCTACAGCAGATCGTACTATTAACTTACCAAACCAAAGTGGTACTCTTCCTGTATTAGCTGCTGTAAGCACCACTGCTATTACATCTACACCAGAAGAGTTAAACATTCTTGATGGTGTAACTGCAACAACAGCAGAACTTAATTACTCAGATGGTGTAACATCTGCTATACAAACGCAGTTAAATAGTAGGGCAACTAAAGGATTTGCTATAGCAATGGCAATCGTATTCGGATAAAGGAAGAAATAAATGACCGTAATTAATCTAATTAATGTATCAACTATTACACCTGTAACGGTGGCTGGTGCAGTGACAACAAGTAGGGCAGCTATTATTGATGTTGCTGCAGATAAAGTTGCTAAAGTAAACACACTACTTATTGCAAACATTGACGGTACTAATGCTGCTGACATTACTGTTGAAATAAGTGTAGACAATGGTTCAAACTATGTTGCCCTAGCTAAAACAGTTTCTGTACCTGCTGATGCAACACTGGTTGTTGTAGGTAAAGACAATGGGTTCTACTTAGATGAAACAGACTTACTCGCAGTTACAGCTTCTGCAGCTAGTGACTTAACATACTTGTGTAGCTTT